CACGCCTGCGGGGTTATTGGTCCCGACGAACATCTCGGAGAACGTTTCCGCAGCCGTCTCGCGGTGCATCGCCCGCTGGCGACGGTTCAGGCGCGTAGAGACGTCGATGCTCTCATAGAGGTGATATTCATCCCGTGGAGCAAGTTGACGAGCCGCACGGGCCATAGGCTCCGCAGCATCGCGTAGCACCTGACGTCCGACCGACTTCGCAACAGACTTCGGGAGCTGTCCGAAGGCGCGATCAAGCTCCTTCAGGCCGGTGATCTTAACCGTCGTCTTCGCCATCAGTCCGCGTCCCGCACTGCCTTGATGACAAGAAACCGGCGCGGAGCCTCGATGTGCTCCATCTTCTCGATGATCGACCACAACCCGCCGTCGTGACTGATGCGGTCGGTCTGCTTAATATCGTCTGTCTGGCTACTCCGGCGAACCGTGAAGCGCGCCATCAGGAATGCCCCTACCTGTCCCGCTGCTTCCTTTTCGCCCGAGCTTGCGTCCTCACGCTTGGCCCAGACGGTTGCGAGATCCGCCCATGTCTCGACCGGCTCATTGAACTCGTTCGGGACCGTTGTTGCCCGCTGGATGGTGATCCTGCGGTTCAACTCCTGCGCCGTGGGTGCGCCTGCCATCAGAGAAGCTTCCGATATTTGGAGGTCAGGTCTTTCTCGACCCGGTCTGGGCTGAGTTCCAACATGATCAGCCCTCAACGGTGTAAACTGTTGCGGTGGCCGCCGTTACACGACGAACGCGGAACGGCGGGATAAAGCCGATCGGGACATTCGGGAATGTCACGGTGGCGGAAGGATCGTTGCCAACCGGGACGATGGTCAGGCTTCCAGCGGTCGCGCAGATGACGGCTTTCGGTGCAGGCGTGAGGTCGGCACCACCCGGCGTCACCAGCCGGCTTTTCGTTCCAAAAGAGGAAGGCGTATTTGGATAGCTGTCATAATCGGCCATGGTTGTACCCTCATTTTGTAGATTGCCGCATGCTGGCACGCCGCTAGTTCGATCGGCGTCAGATCCTCGGCGGTTTGTAATTGCTGCGCAGTTCGCGCTCGAAGTCCTTCAGGTGCTCCCGGTTAACCGAGGCAGCCTCGTCTATCTCCATCTGCACACGCATCCGGATCGCGGCCTTCAGATCTTCCGGCGTGGTCGCCTTGCCGTCTACGATGGGCCAGCCAGCAACGTAGTCGATAGAGACAGGATAGGTTTCGAAAAGTCCGGAAGGGAATGCGAAGGCGTTCATGAAGCGGGCGAAGTAAGTCCCGCCCGCGTCCCACTGAAGGGCGTATTCGCCAGGGGCGATGGCCTCAGATACCCCATCCGCGCCCTTCCAATTGATTTCCGTAATGGATTGAACCGGACGGAGCGGCAGGAACATGCTGCGCTCAAAACGTCCAAACGAGACGCGCCAGGTCTGCTCGACCAGTGAGAGGCCTAGTTTGCCATCCCATCCCTCGTAATGAGCCATGGCCGACCGGATTGCCCGCTCGATCCTCGCGTCCATATCGGTGCCGTCGATGCTGAGGTCATCCTTGATCTCATCAACCGTTACCGGCAGGACAGTTGCAGGCGTGACCAGAACGGGACCGAACATCGTGAACCTCGCGTGATAGATGACCGGGCGCCCGAAAGCGCCCAGTCGGCTTCTTACTTGTCCGAAGCGTTGCCGTAGACGCTGAGATCGAGGCCTTGGCCTGCAAAATCAGGGTCGGACGGATGGCGACGGACAGGGTCGTTGAAATCGCCGCCGTTCTGCACCGCAGAGGTGCCTGCGCGCGGGTTGTTCTCGACCGCCGGGTGATCGACCGGGATGGCCTTCTTGATCTCCGGCTCGATGAATGCACCGCTGGCCGAATCCATTTCGGTTGCGGGTGCGGGGTTGGTGACGGCCATGGTCTCGGGCAGACGGCCCTCTTCCCTGGCGGTGGCTGTTGCCTTCTCGGCAGCTTCGGCACGCTTCTCGCGGTTCTCCTCGGCTACCTGTTCCGGGGTCTTACCCTCCGGTGCGGTTTTCTTGGCCATTGTGGCCTCCTGTTTAGTTGAGGTTGAAGAATGAGACGGGCCATAACAGCCCGCCTGATTGTCCCCCATCCATGAAAGCGGCTTAGGTAGCCGCCATCTTCAGGGCCTTGATGGCCTGCGGATCCTGCACGCCGCCGCCAACGCGCTTCGTGGTGTAGAACATCACGTAAGGCTTGTTGGAGTACGGATCGCGAAGGACGCGAACGCCGGTACGGTCGATGATCAGATAGCCGCGGCGGAAGTCACCGAAGGCAATCGGAACAGCGTTGGCGGCAATGTTCGGCATTGCAGCCATTTCCGTGACCGGGTAGCCGAGCAGCTGCGACGGCTGGCCGAGCTGGAAGGACGGCTGCCAGATGTAATTCCCCTGGCCGTCCTTCAGCTTGCGGACCGTCGTGAGGGCGTTCCGGTTGGTCACGAACCGCGCATTTTGCTGCATGACCTGCGGCAGCAACTGGACGAGGTCAATCAGCTCGTCAGTGGTGACGGCCGTTGCGCTCGCTGCGGTCTTGAGCTGGATGGCCCCAAACGGGTGAGCGTTTGCCGATGCCGCACCCGTGACGTAGGTGAGGAAGCCGTAAGGCTTGTTCGTGCCGTTGCCGGAAACGAAGGCTACGCCCTCCTGGTAGGCGAACTCGGTTTCGACCTCATCCGCCAGCCACTGCTCTAGATTGATCTCGGCATCATCCAGCATCTGCTGTGTTGCTGCCGGGTTCGCATAGAGTTCGCCGGGGGTGAAAGTCATCGGGCCGAATTCAGGCGTTGCGGTTTCCGGACGAGCGGCAGTCTCGCCAACCCAGCCGGATCCAGTCCCGCGAAGGTTGAAGAGCTTCTTGAAGCCGGCGCCGGAAATGGTCTGCACCTGCGCGATCTGACGCATGGGCGAGACTTCAACGAGCTTGTCGACGATCGTGCGATCCCACTCCACCGGAGCAAGATAGCCGCCTTCATCGTCGGCACCCTTGTTGAGAGCCGCCTGGACCTCGCCCTTGCGGAAGTGAGCGCGGAAGGCGTCGGAATATTCCCGATCCTTCACTTCCTCACCGCCGGCGCCAAGCTGCGCAGCGGCAATCTTGGCGTTGGCGTCGTCAACGGCCTTCTGGAGGTCGCCAATCGAAGAGTTGATGCGATCGATCTTCTCGGTCGTAACAACGTCATCGAACTTCTTGGCGAGTTCCTTGTCCTTGTCTGCCATCGCCGCCTTGAAGGATTCGAAGTCCTTGTTCAGGTCGGTGATGAGAGCCTTCACGTCGCCGGCATCTGCACGCACGGCGACGATCCCGCGCACCTTGCGCGAGTTCACATGATTGGTCATGGGTTTCTCCTGTTATGACCGGATAGTGGCTCGAAGCTGCTGAATTGCAGCCTTGAGTTCGTCAGCGTCGTGCGTGACGGAGGCGGTAGCGTCTTGCGTGCCGCCCTTCACCTCGCTCAGAAGCGTCCTGCGTTCCGAGCGAGGAATTCCAGATTTGGCAAGGTGCGCATCTACCTTGCGGAGAGCATTTACAGACCGGCCGCTTTCGGCCTTCGTCTTGTCTTCAGTGACCTGATCGGCGGGGAGGAATGCTGTTGCCAGACCTTCGGCCACGGCCTGTTCGCCGTTGAACCAAGTCTCATTGTCCATCCACTCTGCGGCCTTGGCCTTCTTCACGCCAGCACGTTCGGCGTAAACCGTCGCCATGGCATCATCGAACGGCTCCATAGTCTTTGCAGCCTCCGCCAGGTCATGCCGGTTGCCGATCGCGACCACCCAGGCGTTATGCACCATCAGGAAGCCGGCCTTGCCGATCTGGATCTCATCGCCAGCCATGGCGATGACCGAGGCGGCAGAAGCGGCAAGCCCGAGGATGCGGACTGTCACCTTCTTCGGATGGGCGCGAAGCGCGTTATAGATGGCAACGCCCTCGAAAAAGTCGCCGCCAGGAGAGTTAAGGTCAACGTAGACCTCCTTGTCTCCGATGGCGCGGAGCGCTGCGGCAACTCGCTTGGAAGTGACCCCGCCGCCCGTCCAGAAGTCTTCACCGATCACGTCAAGGATGGTGATCGTGTTATCCGAGGTCTGGTTTGCGGCCATAATGCCGGAGTTCCAACGGTCGATAGCGTCCGCATCAGGCTCGAAGGCGCAAATGGTCGGAAGTCGCTCCGCCTTGATCTCAGGCAGGTTCAGGAGGCTCATTGCCTTGTTCCTTTTGCTGTGAAAGCGGATTCGGACCTATTTCCTTCTTCGGAAGGTCCATAGTGTCGCGGACTTCCGCGTAATCCATCCAAGGCTGATGTCCTCCGGACCCGAGAGCCTTGGCGAAGAATTCGGCCTGGTCCTTCATCGACCCGCGCAGAAGCGCGCCATCGTTGAATTTGGCCTCGTACTGGTCCGCTTCCTCGTCCGTCAAAAGTGACCGCTCGATTGCCTGCTCCCAAGCTTCGAACCACGGGTTAAGTCCGAACCGGACAAAAAACTGGCCCAGAGCATCGATTCCCGAACCCCAGGAGGTATCGTCTACCCCCAAAAGCGGGCGGGGCACGCCAAACGGCCTGGCGATCTCCTCAATCTGGTGCTTGCGCTGCTCGATATGTTGGCTATCGCGCCCGCTTTGGGCGAAGGGCTTTGCGTCAAGCCCTTCCTCGCCAATGATCCACTTATGCGCCATTTCGGCACCTTCGCGGTCCTCCATCTGCTGCTTCAGGCGTTCGTAGGCCTGATCCGAGAGGCTGTCCTTCACGGACATCAGCCCACCGACCAGCATCCCGTTTTTGAACAGCCGCGCCGCTGCACGCTCCGTCTGGAGAGCAAGGCCGATGGCCTCTGCCGCCTGCTTGACGAGAGAGAGGCCGGATATACCATCCTCAGACAGGCCGCACCGCAGATGGAATATGTCCTGCTGCGGCAGGGTGACCTTCCCGCCGTCCGGGCGATGATACTCATATTCAAGCGCCCAGTCTGACCGCTGCTTCGGCCGAACTCTTTCGGTCGCTAGTGGCACTAGCTGGCTAATCCTGCCACGACTGCGGACGATCAGCGCGAAGGCATCACCCCTGCCGCCGTCACCGTTGTAGCCCAGCGCTCGCTGCTGCATTAACGAACGAAACTCGAAAGCCGTCTGCCATGCGTTCGGCCTGCGGTGCAGGACGCGATACAACGGATGGTCAACCGCCTTCTGCTTCGTCTCCCTGTCCCGGAGGTGAAACGGCAGGGTGCCGATCGCGTACGAGACCAGCGAAACGCACCGGATGACCGTCGTATTCTTCATGGCAGACTTCGGCGTGACCGCGATGCCAGCCTGCGTCTCCATGCCGTCGCGCATGAACTTCAGGAGATGCGGATCCTTGAAATCCCAAAATTGTGCGGCCTCCCCAGCGCTCGCGCTTACGCGAGCGGGCTGCGAAGCCTCCGCCTCACCGCGCTTGAAGATGCTGAAAATGCCCATCCAGTTACACCATCCTCAAGCCGCGTTGTTCGTAGACGGAACCCCTCTTGCTTTCGAAAGCGAGGGCCGCACCAACTGCCATGCACAAAGCAACCGCAGCGTCGATCTTGTTGACGGCCCGCTCTTTCGCGAGCCAGTAATTACCCCAGCGGTCTTCATCGGTGACCGCGCTCATCATGGCCGTGATCGTTACAGGGTTGCGCTGGATCCGGAGCCGCCCTTCAAGGATCAACTCCTCCACCTGCCGGACGCTCATCGGCATCCACAGGCCTTCCGCTTCACGGCCGGCAGCTTTCGCCGCGTCCTTCATCGCCTCTGTAGGCTTGCCCTTTTTCGTGCCGCCCTGCGGATGCTCGACGCATTCGATCGCTAGGCCGAGTTCGTTCATCTCCGGCTCAAGCATCCGGCTGAAGGCGTAGCGGTCATATGCTAGGCACTTGATGTTGTAGTCGTGCTGATCTTCAGCAAGAGACTGCGCGACGTGCCGGTAGCTGATGCTCTGGCCCTTCGGCGCGTTCAGATGCCCTTCCCGCACCCATACGTCATACGGCAGCTTGTCCACGAGAGCGCGAGCCGCAAGCGTATCCCCCGGCGTCCATGCCTGCACCCATGCGTCATAAATCGGCTTGCCCTTATGCTCTCCGTCATCAACTACGCCGGACTGTACGCAATAGGCCTTGGCCGTGATGTCCTTCACCTGGCTAAGGTCGGCGCCAAGGAATACGTCCTTTCCGGCGTGCTCCACGAGCGGGTCGAAATCGACCATGCAAGGCTCAAGAGCAGCACGCGTCATCCATGCCGTGTCTGCATCCGTCCAGGTGCAGAAATGAAGGCGAAGGATGTTGTTGAGCTTCCCGGGCATCGCCCTCGCCTGCGCAACTACGCCAGCAAGGTATTCTTCTGTAATCGTCACACCCAGCAACGGGTTTGCCTTAACCCAGCAACTAGAGTCCGTTAGCGGGTCATCATCCGGATCCAACGAGCAGACGAAACTGAACGTCGTATCGTCAACTACCTCGCCCAGATAGAAAGCGTCATCGCTTCGGGCCGTGGGGTTGCCGGACGCGACCTTGACAGCGTGCTCATGTTCTTCCCAACAGACAGAGTTGCGATCCGAACCGCTGTTCGTGATCATCAGCAACATAGGTTGCCGCCGGAACTTGAACCCGCGCTCCAGCATCTCCATCACGCCGCGGTCAGGATGCTCGTGAACCTCGTCGCAAAGCGCCATATGCGGCCGAGGGCCGGAACCTGTCTTCTTTGCCTCCCGGCTGATAGGGCGAAAGAAAGACCCTTTTGCCAGATAGGCCAGGTTGTATTCCCTGCCGGGACCGCCGCTCGCCTTTAGCCTCTTTTTCAGGTCGGGCGATTGCCCCACCATCTTGACCGCATCCCGAAAGAGGATCCCCGCCTGGTCTTTAGTCGCGCCAGCCGCGTAAATCTCTGCTCCAGCCTCGCCATCTGCCATCAGGCCGTAGAGGCCAATCCCTCCCGCGAGAGGAGATTTTCCGTTTCCCTTCCCCTGCTCGATGTATGCGCGGCGGAACCGGCGAACCCAGCCGTGGTCGTCGCTCTGCCGAAGCCAGCCGAACAAGGAGCCGACAATGAAGTCCTGAGCAGGCTGAGAGCGGAAAGGTTTACCGTCGAACTGCCCCTCGGACAGCTTCAGCTTCGTCTCAAAGAAACGGATGGCCTTGGCCGCGTGCTCCTCGCTGTATCGAAGTCCACGATCGGCGCCGTTCGTCAGGTCGTCCAGGTGGCGACGGCACGCGTTGCGAACATGCGGGCCGGCTACGACAGCGCCATTGACGACGGCCTCAGCGTAAAGCGTGGCGCGATCAGTCGTCAAAGAACTCGTCTTTGTCATTCTTTTCCAGGTCGCCGCGGTTGCGTTCGTCCGTCAGGCCGAGTTCACTCATGTAGGCCCGCATCTGCCCATGCTTCGAAGCAGGGAACGAGGTCGGGGCGAAACGGAACTCCTGCCAAAGCTCGCAGAAGGCTATCGCCGCAGGCTCACGGGAAGCGTCAAGCCAAGACGCCGGCTCGATGTAACGCTTCCACGCGGCGAGCCCGTCACCCTTCAGATGCTTGGGGCGCGTCAGTTTGCCGAAAGCCTCAACCGTGGCGTCTACCGCCTCTTTGACTTTGGCCTCTTCGCCGTGCCTGGTCTTCCTGTGCGTCCCGTCAATGACGCGGAGGTGCGCAGGCTTAGGCTTCGCTCCTCTAGCTGCCATATTTCCAACTCCGGGAGATTAATCTGGTTTTGCGAAAGTTTTGGGTGGACGCCGGTCCTGTAAGGCGGGACTGTCAGACTTTTGATGGGGGGCGGGGCTCACTCGATCGGCCATCCATCGGCACCGAACCGCATGGCCTTGCGCCCTGTCTTCTCTTCGTACTGCACATCCCCGTCATGCACATGCTTGGCGACAGTGATGATGTTGCCCGGATCCCAGAACAGCTTGGGGTCTCCGTTATGCTTAACCTTGTGGTGGGCAACTGGGCTGTTGGGCGCTGGGCTCTTGCCGGTGAGGAGTTGGCCTGTCCTCTGGCAGGTGTAGTTGTCTCTAGCGTAGATGGCCTTGGCTAGGCGCTGCCACCGTGCGCTCTTGTAGAGCTTGCGGTATGCCTCTGCCTCTTTGCTTCGGTAGTCAGGCTTTGGCATTAGACCGAGATGGGCTTCACAGGGCCTCACTGAGGGGCTTCGTCACCATCGTAGGGTGATTGCCTGCCTTCGCGCCGTTCGCCCGTCTTGGCGTTGACCCACGCTACGGGATGATCCCCACTGTCATAACGATATGCTGGCGACCATTCGAGGTCGAAGCCAGAGAGGTCGTAGACAATCTCCATCCCGCTGATCAGCGAAAGCTTCTGCATCCGCTTGAGTTCGGCAGGCCACTGCGCTTCGGCTAGCTCCCTCATGCTAGAGAAGAAGCCGCCGTCCACCTCGCCCGTGCCGCTAACATCAATACGCATTGCGTCTCTCTTCCGATTGCTTCGAGGCATTATGGCAGTGTGCACACAATGTCTGGAATGG